TCTTGCGGAGTGGACCCAAACAAACGACCTTTCTGTGGGTATCGTCGAAGAACCCAAACCATTTCTGGTTGTGTCAGGAGACCACGACTTCATCCAGTTGCAGAAGTATCCAAACGTCAAACAGTATAGTCCCATTCATAAGAAAATGGTGAAACCTGACCGTAAACCTGAACATTATGTCATTGAGCACATTATTCGCGGAGATACGGGTGATGGTGTTCCTAATGTTCTGTCAGACGATAATTGTCTTGTAGAAGGTCGCAGACAAAAACCTGTGATGAGCAAGAAGCTGGAGGAGTGGATTAAGGATTCGCAAAAAATGCCATCCGACGATGAGTTTAAAAAGAACTATGACCGTAATAAAGTTTTGGTTGATCTTGATTGTATTCCTCGAAGTGTAAAGGAATCTATTATAAATAATTTCGTTAGTCAACCCAAAAAAGATCGTAGTCAGCTACTAAACTACTTCATGCAAAATAAAATGAAAATGATGCTTGAGGTTATATCGGAGTTTTAAAATGCGCCTTTTACTTCCTGAAATTTTTGACAAAGTACAAAAAGCAGAAACCGTTGAAGAACGGAAACAAATTCTGCTTAAAAATAACTCTCCCGTACTTATCGACCTGCTAAAGATGAACTTTCATCCCGAAGTTCGAATGCAACTTCCTGAGGGTATGCCTCCCTTCAAACGAAGTGGTATTCCTATGGGAATGGCAGACACTAATCTTTATAAAGAAATGCGTCGGATGTATACGTGGATCAATCCCCCGCCAAACTTGCACAAGATTAAACGTGAGACTCTTTTCATTCAATTGCTAGAAAGCATCAATGAAAAAGAAGCTGAACTTCTGTGTGCCGTGAAAGATAAAGAATTGACTCGTATGTATTCTGCTATGACATATGACCTGGTCAATCAAACGTTTCCCGACTTGCTTCCTGTGCGACAACCTGTTGTAGAAACACAACAACAGGAGGAAAAGGCACCAAAAAAGCGAGGACGGCCCAAGAAGGCCGCTTGACAGACGTAGAAGCTGATGTTACAATGATGTTTTTGAATGGTGAATGGCATGCTGATCTATACGACCACCCGCAGTTCAAAAAAGCCCAACCGACCGAAGAGGCAAGAGGCGGAAGAATACAATCGTTGGTTGAAAAGTGTAAATCCTTCTGGGCAAAAACCATCAAAGCCCTCAGGAAAGCTGACACAAAATAAACCGTATCGTCGAGGTTATGAAGAGGCTCTTGCGATTCCCAGTGTCGATTCAGGTAAGGCAACTGTTCTGGGTGTAAAAAGTATCATGGATCCTTTCAATTTGCAAAAGGAATCAGAAGAAGTTCAGGAAGCGATCATTGCAAAAAGTAAACGTGTTGCAATTGCTTACAACAAAGGTGGTTACCAATACTTGACAGATGACACAGATCCGACTACACTTGGATCAAGTGAACGTAGACGATAGGAGATATTATGAGTATGATTTTTAGAAATCCTGCAGATCGAAAAACCATTCGAGATGCACTTCATGAAATTTCTGGCGCGATGACTCGAATCGAGGGTGAGCGCAGTTACATTAGCGAAACGATTAAGGATATTACAGCAAAGTATCCGATGGTATCGAAACGTGTCTTTCGCAAAATGATTAAGGTATACCATACCCAAACGTTTACACAAGAGGTAGAAGAGCAAGAAGAATTTGAATCGTTGTATGAAACGATTACAACCGCACCCGTACCGCAAGGATCAACTAATGTTTAATCAAATTCGGAATATCGTTGAAGTTCATATTCTTGATGCAATGAATAGGCCGAAGAAGAAAAAAATTTTGGGGGTGTGGGGTGAAACACAAACCATCCCCTTTGAACTAATTCGTTCGTTGAACGAAAAAAAATATCCCGGGTGTGGGGTAGAAATTAAAGTACATGTTTACGAAGGACCATAATGAAGCTAGGCATCTGTTCTGACATTCATCTTGAGTTTGGGTATCTTCCTATCGAGAATAAAGAAAACATCGATGTTCTAATTCTTGCAGGTGATATTCTTGTTGCAAGAGCTTTAGGCAAAGAACCCTCAAATTATCGTGTAAAGGATATTGAGGACTTTAAACAATTTTTCCGTGACTGCTCAGAGAAGTTTCCTCACGTGATTTACATCATGGGTAATCATGAACATTACGGGGGTGACTTTAACGATTCACCAACCATTCTGCGTGAGTTTTGCGAAAGTGTCGGAACAAACGTTTATTTTCTTGATAATGAAACGAAACAGATTGATGATGTAGTGTTCATCGGGCAAACATTGTGGACAGACTTTAATAATGAAAATCCCATCAGTATGGCGACTGCACAGGGATGCATGAATGATTTTCGAGTCATCAGAAATCGTGTACAGGATCGTAAGTTCACACCGCTAGATGTTCTAGAAGAACATAAAAAAAGTCTTTCGTTTATCGATGAACAAACAAAAATTTACGCCGATAAAAAGTGTGTTGTTGTTGGTCACCATGCACCCTCTCATAAGAGTGTCAAACCAAACTATGAAAGGGATTATCACGTGAATGGAGCATACCGCTCTAATCTAGAAGAATTTATTATGAGTCGTAGTCAAATTAAACTTTGGGTACACGGGCACACCCACTCTGAATTCGACTACATGGTGGGTGATACCCGCGTGGTGTGCAATCCTCGAGGTTACGTGGGATATGAAAGACAAAATCAAGATGTTGACCCATACTTCCCACTACCAGTAGAAGTTTAAAGCATAATTCCGCGGTGACGTAATCTTGCTTCGTATGCTTTTGCTCTACCTTCAGCGATGGAAGAAAATATGATTGTTAAAACATTTAAAACTTTTTTCATCTTGGGAATCCTTTTTGTTCGCGGTCAAGCTGACGAAGAATTCTCTCTACGTCAACAATATCTTGTGCATGTTTAAAGTATTTCTCATTGAAGGATTTTTCATCATGTTGCTTGATTTTTTGAGAGATGTACTGTATGATGCTGGTAATCATGTTTGACCTTTTGGGTTGTTTGAAAGTTTGGAGATTTTGTCCCCCTATTATTTATGATGCAACGCAACAAAAATGAGCGATAATCTTATACTTTTTGTAGGAATGATTTACCTCTATGTGGCTGTAGAACAAGGCCTAAAGGGTAACTTGGGTATGGCAATAGCCTTTGGGGGTTATGCCTTTTCAAACGTCGGACTTTATCTTCTGGCGGCTAAATAGGAGTTCTTATGTTACAAATTGTTGAAAAACCTTGGGGTCATTATTCAGTGTTTTATGATGACGGGAAAAACATTAAAGTTAAAGAACTTTACGTGCTACCTGAAAAGAGCCTGAGTATGCAGAAACATTTCAAGCGAGCAGAGGAATGGTTTGTCGCCTCGGGGTTTGCAACAGTGTGGACATCTAATGACTATGATGGTGTAAATATTTTGCAAGGTGTTTACAAAAAGTTTGATAAATTGACGATTCCCAAAGGAACATGGCATCGACTTGAAAATCAAGCAAGCATTCCTCTAAAAATTATCGAAATTCAATACGGTGAAGAATGTCTTGAAGAGGATATTTTACGAAAATGACTGACTTTTATCTTTTTATAAACAGTGCATTTGCCTTTTACTGCTGGAAGAAGGCAAACGAATTTCTGTGATGTTGTATTCTCACAACGTTGTAAAAAAACAACAAAAAATCGGTTGCACTTTCTGCTAAGTCCTGTATAATTATCAATGTTGAATGATTTTTCAGGAGCGCCAAATGGCTCAAGATACTACGATGACTCTCGAACAGATTCAAACCGTTGTTGATCGTTTCACCCATCAATCGGTGCGAGTGCATGATGGGCATGCTTACGCTGCGGGTTACCTTGGCAGCATGGTTGCTCGTTTGCTGCGTCAAATGCCCATTGAGGAGCAGTTGCTTGAGGTTGACCTTCTTCTGAACGCTTCCATTTGGGTCGAATAAATGGAACGCCTTAAACAACTTTTCTATTCAGTATCCATGAGTTCAGCCGCTCTTGGATATCTTGCAGCGACTCTTGCGGGAGTCGCATTCTTGCTTTGGGTGACAAAATGAATGCATCAAAAGAACAATTGAACCGGGTTCTCTTTTCTCTTATGGGTCGTGAAGACCTAGTTAAAAACTGGTGGGTAGGCCCCAATTATGCGTTTGGCTTGCAAGCTCCCGCCGACCTATGGGATGATGGCGAGGTAGGCAGAGAGATGGTCACCAATTATATTCTTGGGCAACTTAACGGCGACTATTCATGACCCTTGATGAAATAAATAATACACTGCAGGCAATTTCTGCTGAGCTAAAAGAGTGGGAAGTGTCTGCGTATATTGACAAACTTGATGACGTTGCTTATAATGAATTTGTAACTTACATGGAAAATCTACGATCCGCTTACAGTTATTGCGAGGAATAAAATGCGTAAACATTTGCTTGCAGTCATTCTAGCCATTTCTCCTGCTGCTCATGCATGGGGACCCGTCGAACAAGCAGCCCTTATTGGCGTTATTGGTGGTGCATTGATTGGTCGAGCAACCGCTGAACCCGTTCCTCCTTATTACGGCCCGCCTCCTGCATATTATCCGCCGCCTCACCAGACAGGTGAGTATTATTATGGTCATGCGCCAATTGTGCGTAGACATTGTTTTCGTGTTCCTTTGTATGACCAATATGGTCGGTATGTTTCTTCAACCCGTAGGTGTGAGTATGTTCAACACTAAAGTTGTAAAGCGCCGTGATCCCATCGCTTTTGATCTTTTGGTTTCCGGCACCTACAAGCCGCGCAAGGTTTCTGTAAAGAAACTTTATAAGCGCAATTTCCGCAATCAACGTGACTTTGAGGTGAAATATTCATAAGGAGGACTATGTCTTGGTTATTGGGCACGTACAAGCCGAAGCAATTTGAAAAACCCACCAACAATGAAACAAAAGTTTGTTGGCTTTTAGATTACAAGCGAGATAAAAATGAGCAACGAAAAACGATATACAGTTCAACTCCTAGAAAGCGGTGAGGATTTGATTCTTCCTATTCCCGATGAACTGTTGAATGAAGTTGGGTGGAAAGAGGGTGATGTATTGAATTTCAAACCAAACGACGATGGTGGGTTTATCATGGAAAAAGTTGAAAATACTGAAACTGAGTTAGTTTTGGTTGAAGCTATGTCGATGTTCCTTATGCGTTATGTTGTTGAAGTACCCAAAGGAAAAACTGAATGGGCTCTTGACACTGTGACTTGCGAAGAGGCAGTTGAACTATCACAAAAGCACCTGGGAGAACATATTGTATCTCATCGTGTGATTAATGAAAAAGAATTTTTTGATGTTTTCGATGAGGACAACGACTATCTAAAAAAGTGGGACGCAGATAAAAAGAAAGGTATGATTACTCGAATCAATAAGGATGGAGATTTGGTTTGAATATCTTCTACTTGGATAAGGATCCAAAAACTTGTGCAGAAATGCACAATGACAAGCACGTAGTCAAGATGATCATTGAGTATGCTCAGCTCATGTCAACTGCTCATCGATTGCTAGACGGTGAAGAATATCTTGGGATGACTGCGAATGGGCGCCGCATTAAGCGATGGCGCCTGAATGATTCGCGCGAAGATATTCTAATGATGGCTTCACATATCAATCATCCTTCATCAGTATGGTGTCGAGCAAGCAAACAAAATTATCTTTGGCTGAATAGAATGTGGTATTATTTGTGCAAAGAATACACTTACCGCTATGGTAAAATTCATGCCGTAGAAAAACGTATGGCTGAAGCATTATATGTTTGGCCAAATAATATTCCTGACCTTCCTTTTACTGGTCCTACACCCGCAATGCCTGATACATACAAAGTACCAGGTGACTCTCTAACTTCTTATCATAACTACTATAAAGGAGGTAAGCAGCATCTTGCAAGTTGGAAAAAGAGAACTATTCCTATGTGGTTTAACGAGCAAAATGCATAAATAATTCTATGCCACTATACGATTACAACTGCCAAAAATGCGATCATACTTTTACAGAAAAGTTTATGATTGCAGACCGTAAAACGCCCGAAGAGCAACCTTGTCCTTCATGCGGCGAAAATTCAGTTCAACTTCTAATCGGGACGCCAGGAGTCGGCGATTCCGTTCGTTTGGGTGTTCGAACAGTAGACAACGGATTTAGGGAGGTGCTTTCAAAAATTCACGAATCTCAACCAAAAAGCAATCTGAACAATAAACTTTCCAGATGATTGCTAGAATAATTCCGCTAACCAGAAGAGACAGCAATGCAACGCTGTCTTTTTTCATTTTAGAGGGCTCCATGGCAAAAAGACAAGAAAAAGAACAACGCCAACCACATTTGACATTGGCATCCAATCGTTTAAAACTGAGACTAGACGATATGGACGTTATATCTCCCCTCACAGACAATCAACAAACCTTCTTTACACACTATAAAGAGGGTCGTGAGTTTATTCTTCTACACGGTGTGGCAGGTACAGGAAAGACGTATATTGCCTTGTACAAAGCACTAGAAGAAGCACTTGATAGAGAGTCTGTATATGATAAAGTCATCATAGTTCGTTCTGCAGTCCCCTCACGGGAGATTGGTCACCTACCAGGAGATGAAAAAGAAAAGACAGACGTATACAAAGAGCCTTATGTAGAAATCTGTAGCAACCTATTCAATCGCAACGATGCTTTTCAACGTCTACAAGAACAAGGTGTATGTCACTTTCTGATCACTTCGTTTTTGCGGGGTGTGACACTAGATAACAGCGTGGTCATAGTAGATGAGTGTCAAAATCTTTCGGATTCTGAGATCAACACAATCATGACTCGCGTAGGTCACAATTCAAAAATCATCTTTTGCGGAGACTTTAGACAAACCGATCTGAATAAAAAGCATGATATGTCGGGACTGAAAAAGTTTATTGCAATCGCGAAGATGATGCCGTCATTCAAGATGGTCGAGTTTTCAGTTGATGACATTGTGAGAAGTGACATTGTAAAGCAATACATATTAGCAAGACTAAAATACGAGGAGAATGCATAGAATTCAATTGGTTGTTACTTAGCACATTGTGTAAATTAGCTGTATGGTGTCTCGATTTATCTCAATCTAAAAGGCAGAAATATTTCTGAAAAAAATTTCAGAGGTTCATCATAGACACCATATTAGAAAAATAAAACTTAACAACTATTGATAGTTCAGATATTGACACATTATGCAAAATGTTTATAATCATGGTTTGAGGAAAATATCTGAATGAAATTGTACAACGCTATAAGTAACCCGCCCGAAATTCCAAAGCTCAAACAATTAACAAATCCTGCAACCGGCAAGAGAATTTATGTAACGCCTTCGGGGAATAAATTTCCTTCCGTCACAACAGTATTGCAGGAATATGGTAAAGAGTCATTGGATGCCTGGCGAAAGAAAGTCGGGAAAGATCGGGCGAGTTACATAGCTACTACAGCAGCGGCACGCGGCACACGATTGCACAGCCTCTGTGAAAAGTATTTGCAAAATGAAGATCCGTTTAGCAATCCTAAAATATCTTTATTTGACAAAGAACTTTTTCGCAGTATAAAACCTGCTTTGGAGGATATTGATAATATACATCTACAGGAACAACGGTTATACTCAGAACATTTGAGAATGGCGGGAACCGTTGATTGTATAGCAGAGCATAATGGTCGTTTAAGCGTAATAGATTTTAAGACATCGTCTAAACGAAAACAAAAACAATATATTGAAAATTATTTTATGCAATGTTCAGCGTACGCCGTAATGTACGAAGAACTGACTGGAATACCTGTAAGTAAGATCGTTATCATAATTGCTTGTGAAAATGATCCTGTTCAAGTTTTTGTTGAAAAGCGAAACAATTACATTAACCAACTAATCTATTATAGGGACCTTTATGAAAAAAATAATCCTAGCTACCTTGATGATGTTCTCGATGGGTACGTATGCACAGACGCCTAATATTCTTTTCTTAAATTTTCAAGCTGCGTGTAGTGAAACTTCTTATATAGTAAATGAGTTAAAAAACACACATAAGGAAAGGCCTATTGCTGTTGCACAAACGAAAGAAAAGTATTTAGTAATCTTTTGGAAATCATTGACAACGAACGATTTCAGTGTTACAATATCAGCAGAAGGTAAAAACACTTCTTGTATTTTACTTGAAGGGTCAGATTTTGAATTAGTTGATGAAAGGGGGAAACGTCTTGGGCAACCTACACAATTACGTTAAACTGTATGAAAATATTTTAGACGAAGAAACTTGCCAAGATATTATGTCTGTGGTTGAGAATGCAACGTTTGAAGATATTACGAATGAAAATTTTAAATTTAAGCAAGCTATCGTTACAGAGAATTCCCACTGGGAATTACCTGAAGTTACAGAAAATGAAATAACAACTACACCTTTACATCTTCAAGATGTTTTTTCTGAGTTGTTTTTCTCAGCCGCTTCAAATTACTTTCAAGGCACTCAACTACCTCTTGTTCCTGAATTGCAAGGGTTTGAGAATATAAAAATCAAAAAGTTTACAGATCAACATTTCTATAATCTACATAGTGATGTGAATGACCATAAATCTGCAAAAAGATTTTTGTCTGTTTTTGTATTCCTAACTGATGCTGAAAATGGTTATATTAGATTTCCAACTTTAGGAATCACAGACATTATTCCGAAAAAAGGCTCTATTCTTGTTTTTCCTCCGCATTGGCTTTATCCATATGAGGTAAAATGCCGGGATGGCGGTTCTTTGATGTACGCGCATAGTTATCTACATTACGTTTGATATAAATAACTTTTATGATTGTAAGAAGTTGACTGAAAGGTGTTTCGGACGGCGGTTCGATTCCGCCCAGGTCCACCAAAAGGAAATTAGATGTTATCTTTTAGGAATTTTACAGAATCTAGAGAAGATCCGCATCTTTATCATGCAACATATAGAATTCATATGGACAGTATAGCCAAAAAAGGTTTGTTGGCAAATTCTGATCATAAGAACTGGAACGATAGCAAAGGGGGTCGGGTTTATTTAGCAAAAGATCCTGATGAAGCGCTAAGTCATGCAGAATCTGCTGAAGACGCACCTCAAAAACATTTTGATAGCGGCATTGTTGTGTATAAAGTTAATAGAAAAAATCTAGATCAAAGTAAAATTCATAAAGATTCGAATAACCCGGATGCTGATACAATTGAATATCATGGAGACATTCCGTCTAAGCATCTGTCAGTTCATTCAGAACATGATACCTGATTCCTTCTGATGGGCCTGACCTGGTTTCGACGGGGCAATAAGTAAGAAGATGGACGATTCGACACA